ATCTTGTATGAGCTGGGCGGCCTGAGCTGGATCACCAGCTTTATCTGCTTGTATCAATCTGTTTCTTGAATCAGACTTGTCTATTCTCTGCTTGTATTTCTGCGTGTACTGCAAAGCCTGGGTATCGGTTATGAGCCCCCGTGATGCCATTTCATCAAAAATGCCTGTAACTTGTTCTGTGTCCATGCCGCCTGGCCCTGTAGGCATTGACCCACCAAATAATTTAGCCAGTGCATTGGTTTTTTTGTTACCACTTCCCTGCGTTACATCTTTAAATAACAGCTCTGCGGCTTCTAATTTAGTTGCTTTGTTTTTGTCTATTTCTCTGTTTCTGGCATCCTGCATTACAGAGATGCGCTCCGCAAACGCCTCTTGAGTTGCTGATGCATTGAAACGCTTTCGGACAATTTTGCTGTCTATTTTAAGACCTAAGTTATTTCTTATTTCTCTGGCACGTTCATCAAAACTTAAAATGCCATTTTTTTTGTCGCCCTGCATCACAATGGTTGGATCTGTCTGTGACATCTCCACCTGTAGCTCTTGCAGCTTTAGTTTGTATTCGTTTTCTTTCTGCGTCAGCTCTGTCTGTCGGCGCTCTTTTACCTCGTTGACCATATAGGTTTCGGCAGCACCAGCCAGCGTTGCCAGACCAGACAGACCGGCAGACAAGGCGCCGGGGTTTGCCCTCACTGAAAACGCGGTTGCACCCGTTTTATTAGTCAACCCAGTTTGTTTGGTGTAGGTCGGTACTCTCATTATGCCCCCGCCAAAGCTGATCCAGTGTTTATGAGACTTGCAAAAGCTCTGGCCTTGCCCTCTGTAGCGGCTGACTTGCCATACATTCTGTTGAGCTGACCCTGCATACGCTCTTGAACGCCCTGTTCCCTAATTTCCTGCGCGCTAACAGCGGCATTGTATCGCCGGTTTGCGATCTCTTCATCAGCCTCTTGGGCGCTGGCTAGTGCCACTTTTAGCGGCGTACCTTCCTCTGCAAGCCAGCCATTATAGCGAAAGGCTTGCGCTTGAGCATCGCGCAAATCTGCGTATTGCTCGCGGAACTCTGTGATTTCTACTTCGTTGATAAACTCTGCTTGCTCAGCCTGTTGCTCAAAGGCTTTTGCGTTGCGCTCGTTGATGTCGGAATTGTAATTGTAAGCGGCCTGTTTTTGCTGACCGGCCTGATATTCAAACAAAAAGCCCATTTAACTTACCTTTGCTATTCTGATGTAGTCTGCTTGTTCTGGGCCGTATTTACGCATCAGCCCCTCTTCTTCAAATCCCATCAACCGGGCAAAGCGCCGAGCTGCCGGCCAGTCTGCCTTGCACACGCCCTGCACCCGCCACAGTTTGTTTTGCTCTACTACGACATCCATTACGTCTGTTTTGGCAAATCTTATGAACGGTCTGACATTTTCATGGATCTTGCTCGATGCTATAAACCAAGCCTCACCGACGCCCGGCCACATATCCACAATGCCGCAGCAACACAATATGTACCCATTTTCAATAAGAGTGTATGACCAGCCGGGTTGCTGTAATGTTTCGGCGTATGATCGCATATAGCCTATGTTCTTGACCGCGCCATCGTTTAGGTCGCCATCCATAAGCTCATAAAGATGAGCCTCTTCGTAGTCTAAAATTCTCACTGATCAAATGTAATCAGACGCGGGAAAATGCCGATTATGGTCAGCGGCAGCGGCTGATCCTGCCGGACAACCACAAAACCATCTGTGTCAAACCCACCTCTGAACTCTATCTCTTTATCGCCAGTAAACAGCGGTATCGCCGCACTCATGGCTTGCGCTGATGATCTGAACGGTATGCGATCCAGCTCTGTTTCCGAGCTGCCTACAGTAACACCCACTGTGCGAAACAATCTAAGCACTACCTCATGGATGCGTTTGATTTTACCTTGAGCTGTCCCCTCAGTGCCGCCAGCCTCGATACGCATGGTCTGTAATGTTGAGTTATAATTTAATCCGATATGCGCTTTGGTTACAGCAAAGTCTAATGTGATAGCACCAGAGCTGACGGTTTTATTGGGATGCGTTGCGCCGTTTGCCAGTATTGATACAACTTCGCCCTCTAAGTGACTGAGCCCACTGATAGATGTGGCTGACGTGCCTGAGTATGTCAGGCCGCTATCTATAAAGAACGCATCCTCGACATCTGTGCCAAAATCAAAGCTGCTAAAATATTCTACATATCGTTTTGTCGCGCCATCAACTGTGCGCTGCACAATCAAATAGGTGTCATCCTCATTGAGATCACCGGGTATCGTTGCCACGCTCTCAACCAGTGCATGGGTCTGATCTGTTGTTGTAAGCCTGGTGGTGTCCGAGCTGACGACAGATAAGAAGCCTGTCGGTGTCGGGCTTGTCTCTTCTATGGTAACGATTGCAGCTGCCGGGTTGGCTACGGTAAAATCAGCGTGAGCGTTCACTGCGGTAAAGATATTGTCAGCAGTGGTGTTATTGTCTGTATTTGGCCGAAAGCCCAAGGATGATGACGGGTCTGAGCTGCCAGCCGCCTCAGATGTAAAGGTCACAGTCGTGCCATCACTTTTTGTAAATTTTAATGTCGTGCCGGCGGCTATGTTGGCGTAGTCGCTGACCGTGATGGTGCAAGCGCCAGATCTACCACCAATGATATGCTCATGCCAGGCAATGACGTTTTCTTCGCGCCGGTAGGTCATCCCGGCAAATAGGCCATTCTCCAACACGCACCAGACGACGTTATCGGGCTCTTGTTGCAGTGACATCTCTTTGATGCCGGTATCGGTGATATGCTCTGCCAATAGCGTCAGATCGGGCGCCTGATAGCTATCTGTATTGAGATCGAACACCAGCTCACGCAGTTTACGCTTTGCGCGCTGCACAAACAGCGTCACGTTGGCCACCTGTACGGGTTGGATGTCTGCCGACCCATATGTGGCCTGACGCTTCACAACGGCGTTTGTGGGGCTCAGAGGGGCGTCTTCCGAGCTTGTGACCACAAACTCACCGCCGGATGTTCCAACCAGCAGCACACGGCCAGCCTGTAGATATCTAATGATGTTGACCTGGTTCGATCCTAATGTGTAGGTCAGCGCGTCATCAGCGTCGGTGCCGTCAGCAAAATCCTCAAAGCTGCCGCCAACTGAGAAAAACAATGTCTGCGGTTGTTGCGTGGTTGATGCAAACACCAGGCGCTGTTCGTAGAACGCGACGGCTGATGGAAAGCCGGTAGTCGTTGAAAACGCGCCAAGCGAAAACTCTGTTGTCGCTGTTAGATCTCCAGAAATTGTCACGCTGTCGCCGGCAGCTTCATCTGTAAGATCAGCGCTCGGCGCAAGCAACAACGTATCTTCCGTCACTTTTACTATAATTGCTGACGTTTCATTGTTGTTGCTTGTTGTAAATCCGGTGACGGTGACCTTTTGCCCAACCTTAAAGCCTTGAGCAACAAACTGCCCGGCTGTGTCCTGATAGCGGTCATTGTGTTCCAGGCCGGTTGATGACGGGTCGCCCTCATGGGCTGATATTGTGGTCGCGGTGTAGCTGGGCATTAGCTCTGCCCGGCCATCAGCGTTGGTCTGCACGGCTGTTGCAACCACAGTGGCGCTGGTAAAGCCGGTAATCTTGGTCACACCATCATGCACTTTGATCAGCCGGCCAACGTCGGTGCTAACAAATGTACTGGTGCTGGCGGTTACATTGACAGTGCCGGTGCGGCCTGACGCGACTAGCGTGGTGGTGCTTGTGTTCTCGTCTTGGAACGGCCCCCGCAGAAAATCAACTTCTGCAATCGTCCAGGCTGTGTGGCTGGTTCTGGTAATCTTGCGCGGCGAAAAGTCAGGGTGCGCCACATACATAACGTCAGCGCTTTGCGTAAATTTTATTTTGGCAAGATCAGTGTGCGCGTAAGGTGTAGTGACCTCTACAGGATTGCTACTGCCATCGACAACTGTGCCACCATCTTTGTGAATCCTAAAATACTGATCGCCAAACTCCAGAATATAGGTTTGCTCGACGTTGAACTCAAACGGGATCAGGCGCACATTGTGCGCGCTGTTCTTGACCTCACGCACAAAGATAGTGCCGGGGCGCCGGCTGGCACCGCCATGCGGATGCACAATAAAATTCTGTAGTTTCTTACAGCCATTGAAATATTTTTGCAGATCGGTGCGGCCATCAAGCCTCGGGCTCAGCTCACCGGCTGTAAAATTAGTAAAGGCTGGCGACGCTTTGGCCATTAGAACCTCGCGTTGATAAAGGTATCAGCGGCGACTTGCCGGCTCTCAGTGACGACAGAGGTGTTGATCTGATTGTCCTCAGTGGCATCCACAAACCGGGCTTCGGTCAGTTTGGTTTGATATAGGCTATACATATTGGCGCCAAGCGCTGATGATCCGACCAGCGGATAGGCAAGGTCTGCGGCCAGCGCAGCTGCCAGTGTTTCGATTAGCAGCGTGTCATACTCGTTCACGTCAGTAACACGCGCTATGTATATCATCTGGATTGTGCTTTCGTTGCACAACAGTTTGCGTCCCTCTACCCGGTACAGGATATTGGCATCGCTCAGACCCAACACACGCAAACAAAACGGGTCAGTCGGCAATGTGAATTGCTGTGTAAATTCAAAAACCGGGGTGGCGGTATCTGGTGCCAGAGCCACTCGGGTGGTCAGGCTGTTCCAGGGATGAGCCCGGAATGTTGCATCTCGCACAAAGTCATAGCGCTGGTTGCACAGCCGTGCCGCCTTGCTGTCCTCAGTAAGCGCAATAATATTTGACGCGCCGATCTGATTAAGTGCGCTGTTACAGATATCAACAACAGATGCCATTTAAAAATCCTTTATAAAAAACACCTTAAAAACATAACTTGACTTATAACGTCAAGTATGCTATACTAAATTGTTGTTAAGAAACAACTTAACGCTGTTTGACATAGTAAAAAGGAGACAAACCATGTCAGTGAAATGGAACAACCGCACTTACCCCGAGCCAGTCCGGTTTGAGGTTGGGTGCAAAGTAAGTTGGTACACTTACGCAACTGAAGAAGAAGCAAAAGTGGTATCAGCCATTGCCGATTTAGAAGCCATTGATCTAGCACGACAAGGCTTCGATTTTGGGTATTGCTGTCCGGGTGACATCTGCAAAGAGGATGACGGCGCTTGGACGGTCACCATACCATAAAACTAGAACCGCCCCGGTGGGGGCGGTTCTTTTTATTTTAGTTCACAACGTAGTGGATTAGAAACGACATGGTTCCAGCAGTGCCACCAGTGGCGTTGAAAGTCACCGCCACATAGTAGTACCCGCCAGGGTCAGTCGTATCACCCGCTAGTTCAAACACTTTTTTGCCAGCAGTATCGATATTTGCTGCCTCAAAGCGCACGTCAGCCATTCCCGCAGCGTCAGCCACTGATGTTGCAAAGACATCTTCGTCTTTCACAGTGCCGTCTGCCAGGTATAGACCCACGTTGAACGTACAAGACCCGCCGAATGTATCGGTGCCGATAAAAATCTGCGGGAGAGTTGCATGGCTTGGAACTGGCGCCAGCATGACAATATCATTGTCTGTGCTATCACCAGCCACTAGCTCGATGGTGCCTTGTGCGACACGCAGTTCACCGCCAAGCAGTGCCGCATCGTTAAACACCTGGGGGCTAGCTTCAAAGTTTGCAACCAAGTCTGAGTTTTTAGTTGTCATGACTAGCTCCCTTATGCTGACTCATCGCAATCGATTTGGATC